CAATTCAGTTTGAAACTTTGCCTGCGGTTGTAAAAACTCCAGTTGAAGATGATGCCGAATTTGCAAGACAAAATATCAGAGAACTAATTACAAAAGGTAATGTTGCAATGGATAATCTATTGCATGTTGCCAAAGAATCAGAGCACCCAAGAGCATATGAAGTTGCCGCTGGTCTGATAAAGAATCTTTCTGACTTGAACAAAGACTTACTTGAAGTGCAAAAAAGAAAAAGAGACTTGTCTGGTGAATCACACAATGCAAAAAGTATAAATGTAGATAAAGCAGTCTTTGTTGGTTCTACAACAGAATTAGTTAAATTTTTAAAGAACAATAAAGAACAATAAATAGGAATAATATGGAACAATTAATTGAACAAATGAAAACAATTTTAGGTACAACTTTTGGGTTGTATTTTAAAGCACACTCATATCATTGGAATGTTGAGGGTCCTGACTTTGCACAATACCATGAATTCTTAGGAAACTTCTATGAATCTGTATATGGCAATGTTGATCCAATTGCCGAACATATTCGAGCTTTAGATTCATATGCACCAGTAGCTTTAAGCAGAATGTTAGAACTATCTGACATTGAAGAAAAAGATTCTATTCCAACCGCACTAGCAATGATTGCAGATTTAAAAACTGATAATGAAAGATACATGGTGCATTTACGAGCAGGTATTGCTGCGGCTGACCAAGCAAATGAACCAGCAGTAGGTAACTTTTTACAAGATATTTTAGACCAACATCAAAAACATGGTTGGATGTTAAGAAGTTTTACAAAATAAAATGTCAGATTTAGGTGGCGGTTATAATGGTAATGCGAGTTTAAAACGGTTAGGGGTAGAAATATCCTATACCGAAGAACAAGTTGCAGAAATTGTAAAGTGTTCTGAAGACCCAATTTACTTCATTAAAAATTATGTAAAGATTGTCAATGTGGATAAGGGTCTTATCCCATTTGACATGTGGCCATTCCAAGAGGACATGGTACAAACTTTTCATAATAATAGATTCTGTATTGCTAAGATGCCTCGACAGGTTGGTAAAACAACCACAACTGTAGGTTATATGTTATGGTCGGTATTGTTTAATATTGATTACAAGGTTGCAATTTTAGCAAACAAGGGTTCGTTAGCAAGAGAGATTCTTGGTAGAATTCAATATGCATATGAGTATCTACCTTTGTGGTTACAACAAGGTATTAAAACTTGGAACAAAGGTAATATTGAACTAGAAAATGGTTCAATGATTTGGGCATATGCGACTTCTGCATCAGGTGTTCGTGGGGGTACTTACAACCTAGTTTTCTTGGATGAATTTGCTTTCGTTCAACATAACATGGCACAAGATTTCTTTACTTCTACTTACCCTGTTATTTCTTCTGGTAAGACTACAAAAGTTATTATTGTTTCGACCCCTAATGGTCTGAACATGTTCTATAAGATGTGGGTAGATGCAATAGAAGGCAGGTCTACTTACAAACCACTTGAAGTACATTGGTCAATGGTTCCTGGTCGAGATGAAGAATGGAAGAATGAGACTATTAGAAACACTAGTGAAGAACAGTTTAGACAAGAGTTTGAAACTGAGTTTATTGGATCATCAGCAACCCTGATATCTGGTGTAAAACTGAGAAGTCTTGCGTTTCATAATCCAATATCTTCAATTGAAGGTCTTGATATATACGAAGAACCTATTAAAGACCATTTGTATATTGCCACAATTGACTGTGCAGAGGGCGTTGATTTAGACTATTCAACAATCAATGTTATAGATGCGAGTCAAATACCTTATAAACAGGTGGCTAAATATAGGAACAATAAATTGCCTTTATTGTTCTTTCCGACTGTGATTTTCTCAGTTGCAAAGAAGTACAATGAAGCATATGCTTTGGTTGAGACCAATAACATTGGTCAACAAGTTGTCGATATTCTGCACTATGATTTGGAATACGAAAACATATACAAGTTAGAACATCATCATATTAAAGGTCAAAGCATTTCTGGTGGATTTAAAAGGTCTACTAGTTTTGGTATCAAGACCACAAAGACAGTAAAAAAAGTCGGATGTGCTAATTTAAAGACATTGGTGGAAAATGATAAGTTAATTATCAATGACTTTGACACCATTGCCGAAATGAATACCTTCACTAGAAACCGTGACAGTTATGCTGCGGAAGAAGGTAATAATGATGATTTGGTTATGGGGTTAGTTTTGTTTTCTTGGTTAACAGCGCAGTCATTCTTTAAAGAATCGACAAACATTGATATTAGAAAGTTGATGTTAGCGGAACAAAACATGCTAAGTGAGGAAGAACTAACGCCCGTTGGTATATTTGACGATGGGCGGAAAGAAGAGGTTATTGTGGAGGGTAACGACTATTGGACAGAAAAAGGTTATCATTCCTCAACTTTCTAAATAACTAAATACAGTATAAATTCGAATTTGACCCATACTTTTAAAGGAGAAATCCAATGGCATTTCAGCTATCACCAGGAGTAAATGTATCAGAAATTGACCTGACTACAATTATTCCTTCCGGCGCCACATCAATTGGCGCATTTGCAGGTCCTTTTGCATGGGGTCCAGTTGGTGAAATTATTACAATTTCAAACGAGTCGAAACTTGCCGATACTTTCGGTACGCCAAACTCTACTAATTATGAACACTGGTTCTCTGCTGCAAACTTTCTTGCGTATTCTAATAATCTTAAAGTTGTTCGTACCTTCGGTGCCGCAACTAAAAATGCCGTTGCAAACGGTACTTCCATTCTAATCAAAAATGATGATGACTGGTTAGACAACTACTCAAGTGGTGCAACCACTTATGGTGAATTTGCCGCTAAGTTCGCTGGCGCACTTGGTAACACATTAAAAGTTTCATTGGCAGACGCTAACACATTTAGTGGTTGGGCATATTCTTCACAATTCAACGGTGTTCCAGGAACTTCTACATACACTTCTAATCAAGGTGGTGCGAATGACGAAATTCACATTATCGTTATTGATGAAGAAGGTAAAATTACAGGCACTTCTGGTACAGTATTAGAAAAGTTTGCATATGTATCAAAAGCATCTGACGCTAAAGACGATAGTGGTAACTCAAGTTATTACAAAAATGTTATTGCAAGTAAATCCAAGTATATTCGTTGGATGAGTCATCCAACTGCAAATGCTATTTCAACTTATTCAAATGCATCTTCTACTTGGGGTAATACTGCTTCTGGCACTTCTTTCACAAGACTTGCAAATACTGTCACTCTATCATTAGGTAATGGTACTGCTGCAGGTGCTGATGGCACTATGGTTGCTGCAAATACAATTACTGGTTACAATTTGTTCAGTAGTTCTGAATCAACAGATATTTCTTTGATTCTTACAGGTCCTGGTGCCAACACAATTAGCACTTCATTGATTTCTCTTGTAGAATCAAGAAAAGATTGCATCGTATTCTTCTCACCTGCTAAGTCGGATGTTGTTGACAATGCTGGTTCAGAGGCTGCTGCCTGTGTAACACAAGCTGCAAGTATTGGTTCTTCATCATACGCTTTCATGGATTGCAACTGGAAATATCAATACGACAAGTATAACGATGTGTACCGTTGGGTGCCATTGAATGGTGATATTGCCGGACTATGTGCTAAAACAGATATCGAAAAAGATCCTTGGTTCTCTCCAGGCGGATTGAATCGTGGTCAAATTCGCAATGTTGTAAAACTAGCTTGGAATCCATCTAAGACAGAAAGAGATACTCTCTATGTTAAAGGTGTAAATCCTGTTGTAAACTTCCAAGGCGAAGGTACAGTTTTATTTGGCGATAAAACACTATTAAGCAAACCAAGTGCATTTGATAGAATCAATGTGCGCCGTCTGTTCATTGTGCTTGAGAAGTCAATTGCTAGAGCAGCAAGATTCTCAATGTTTGAATTTAACGACCAATTCACAAGAGCACAATTTATTGCGCTAGTTGAACCATTCCTAAGAGATGTTCAAGGTCGCCGTGGTATCACCGACTTCCGAGTTGTTTGTGACGAAACCAATAATACTGGTGAAGTTATTGACCGCAATGAATTCATTGGTGACATTTATATCAAACCTGCTCGTTCAATCAACTTTATCCAACTCAACTTTGTTGCAGTACGCACTGGCGTAGCATTCGATGAAGTCGTTGGAAAGTTCCAATAAATAAAAGAACAGGAGAATAAAAATGGCATTTAGCGTAAACGAATTTAGAAGTCAAATGACAGGGGACGGTGCCCGTCCCAATCTCTTTGAAGTTTCTATGCCTTTTCCATCATTTGCTTCGCCAGCAAATGCACAAACAAAACTTACATTCATGTGTAAGACTGCTCAGTTACCAGGTTCAACAGTAGGTGTTGTTCCTGTTAATTACTTTGGTAGAGAATTGAAGTTTGTGGGAAATAGAACCTTTGCAGATTGGACAATCAGTATCATCAACGATGAAGATTTTGTAGTCCGTAATGCATTTGAAAGATGGATGAATGGCATTAACAGTCACAACTTAAATGTTCGCAATCCACTTGCACTTGCACCATTGGGTTACTCAGTTGATGCTGAAGTTTCTCAATTTGGCAAACAAGGTAATACTTTGAAGAAGTATAGATTTGTTGGTGTTTATCCAACTGATATTACCCCT